CCTCCTGCACCACCACCGCCCGCACCACCTCCACCTTGTGAACCACCACCTCCAGCTGCTATATTCATATATGAAACTGTATTTTCTGCAGCTACATTTGATACTGCAGACACATTAAAAGTTGCAGGTCCTGTAAATGTATGAATTTTAAAATTTCCTGAAGTTGTTATTGTTCCACCTGTTGCTGTTAAAAATGATCTACCTGTAACATTTGATGTTGAATCCATAGTATTTTTCCAACCCTCTGTTGCATCAACAAAAACAAAAGTTACTGATTGTCCTTCTGTACTTAAAATAGCACTTGCATTTGTACCACCAATTTTTTGTGAACCGTTTGGTGCTATTGTTAAATTATTTGTTTGAAAAGTGTTTGTGTAATCTACAACAGAAACTATATTTCCTGCGCTACCTGCGGGAAGATTCATTGTAAATGCACCACCTGCTGTATTTGCAAAATAACCTTCACCATTTGCAGCTGTAAAAGTTGAAGTTTTAATTGATCCTGTTTGCCAATCGACAGTTCCTGTTCTACCGAAACCTGTTTGACTTGCACCAGATGCTAAAGCAATTGTATCACCACTAGCGCCAAGAGTAATAGTATTACTATTTTCTTTGATGATGTTAGCACCACATTGATTTTGAATATTGTTTACTTTAATTGTACTTGTCATAATTTATCCTATTGAAATTTGTATCTTATTATTACTAGACCTGAACCACCATTTCCACCTGTTCCTCCGCCACCAACATCTGAAGTTCCTCCACCTCCACCGCCAGTATTAGCAGTTCCACAACTTGAGGCATTTGGACTTGGAGTTCTTCCAGCAGCACCACCTCCAGCACCACCCGCTCCAGCAGGTTGAGGAGAAGCGTTTCCTGATCCACCACCTCCACCACCAGCTCTTGCTGTAGGTGTTCCATTAATACTTGATGTTGCTCCTGCTCCACCAGCACCACCTCCATATGGGTTTCCAGGCGTAGTAACTCCAACAGCAGTTGCGCCACCTCCGCCACCTCCGACTGCACCACCTGGAGCATTTCCACCTGCAAATCCTTGCGCTGGACTAACAGGAGGAGTATTTCCTGCTCCTCCACTATCGCCATTAGCTGCACCACCACCTGAACCACCAGTTTGTCCATTGCCTGATGGATCTCCTCTGCCACCTCTACCACCACCTGCTGATGTTATTGTTGAAAAACTTGAATTAGCACCACTTGTAAAACCTCCAGGACCAGTACCTTTGACACCGCCTGCACCTACTGTAACTGCAATAGGACTTGGTGGTGCCGTTAATGCTCCACCTGGACTAGCTATAGGGGAAGCTGGCCAAGCTGCAGGACTAGGAACTGATTCTCTAAAACCACCAGCTCCTCCACCACCACTTACACCATCTCCACCTCCTGTCGCTGGACCACTTCCTCCTCCAGCAACTACCATATAATCTATTTTATCATTACCTTTAGAATTTCCAGCACAATTAATTGTTAAAGTACCTGGACCTGTAAATGTGTGAACTTTATAATTTGTATCCACAGTTGTTATCGTTCCACCACTAGCTGATACAAATGCAGGTGCTTCAGCTGATTCTCCTGTTGATTCAGCTGTATTTACCCAACCTTCTGTTCCATCTACATAAACTAATGTTATTGATTGACCTTCAGTATTTGCTACAAGGGTATTAGCAACTCCACCAATTTTTTCTGAACCATTGGGTGCTATTGTTAAATTATTTGTTTGAAAAGTTCTTGTATAATCTGCAACTGATACTATTGCTCCAGCAGAACCTGCTGGTAAATTCATAGTGAATGCACTACCTGCTGTATTTGCAAAATAACCTTCTCCATTTGCAGCTGTGAATGTACTTGTTTTAATTGATCCTGTTTGCCAATCGACAGTTCCTGTTCTACCGAAACCTGTTTGACTAGCACCTGAACCTAGAGTTACTGTATCACCAGATTCACCTAGTGTTAAAGTAGTTCCGCATTGTGGTGCAACTGTGTTTACTTCTATTTTAGACAATGACTAATACCCCTGTTACTGTGATTGTTCCAGGTATAGTAATAGGTCCTGCAAGAACACCGTTCTCAACAGTTTGCGTACCTTCAATAGTACCTGCTTGATTCTTTATAAAGTCATCAGGAGAAGTTTGCCCTCCGATGTATTGGATCCCATTTATTATTGCCGTCATAATTCCTCCTAAGAACTAATTGTATCAATATACGAAAGAACCACGTCCAAACTACTACTTGCACTTGAAACTGCTTCTAACGTGTTACCACTCTCTAAAACAATTTTAGCGCCACCTTGAATTAATTCAATAGCGCTGTTTGGTGGAACACTAACTCCTTTTGCTAAAAAGAAATCAGCTCCGCCTTTTGCAATTTTAATATCAATTGCAATTGTTGAAGTTGTAATATTACAACATCTAATACCAATAACTGCATCGTAGTTTCCACCCGCTAACAATGTAGTATCACCTGTTCCAATTGTTCTAACTAATACATTTCTAAAATCTTGTGCCATATTTTTTTCCTATCTATAGTGCCACTGCCATTGCTAATGCAAAGCCAGCTGACGCTGCTCCTATTGGGTTACCTGATGCATCTAGATAAACCGATTTACTTGCTGGTAAAGTACAAAATACATCTTTTGTGCCTCCAGAAAAGTTAACAGCAGAATCTGAATTAGAACTAGAGAGAACTTCAGTTCTAGTTAAGTTAGCACTTGATCCATCTAATGTACCACGTCCTACCTCAAACTCACTTGTACCTTGATTAAAGATACAATAATAAGTTGTATTGCTGTTTCCTATTCCTTGTGCAAAAGTTTCAAAACCAGTTACTGCTGCTCCAAGTGCCATTGCACCTGTACCAGTAGTTGTGCTTGTTACTTTTACTCTATCGTTTATTACTAACGCCATAAATTTTTTCCTTAAGCCATACTTATAATTGCATTTGCCGGTGTCGATGGATTAGGGAAGGCAATTGTAAACGTACCATTAGTAGCCGTTTTTGTTCCTCCAAAATCTAATACAACACATAATTTATCTGATTTTGAATCATTATAAATAGCTGCTCCTGCTGCACCAAATGTAGCACTAGTTATCGATGAATCAGCAAAGTCAATAGACGCTACTGCAGTACCTGAAGCAACCGCTTGTGAAGCTAAAACTTTTCCAGCTGTTGTATAACCAGAACCACCTCCAGAACTTACTTCATTTGCAGTAAGATAAGTTGTGCTTGATGTGCTATATGAAGATAGACTTGTGTACAATGCTATTTTAAATGAGTCTCCGCCGTTTGCAAAATTATGTGTTCCCGAAAAGAGTTCTCCTCTAAATGCGAACGGTATTATATTTGCCATATTATTTTCTCCTTATTTATTTATTTATTACTTGATGGATTTTTAGATTCTAAAACGACACGAATAACTCCATCCTGATATTCGTCTCGGCGTCTTCGACCTGATTGTTCGATCGCATACGATAGTAAAGCTTTTTCATAAGCTTGTGAATAGTATTGTAACATATCTACGGGACCTTTCAAGTACCCATATGCATTTACTAAAGAAGCGTACAAAATCAAATCTTGATATTTATTTGATAAAAAGGTTCCAGTTCCACTAACCGAAGCATTTGTTAAACTAACTGGCTCCTTATTATAGGCTAAAGTGATACTATATGTTCTATCAGGAGTAGGTGCTACTACCCAAAATTCTTCGTCCCAATTAGCATAATATTTAGGTATATCAACAGAACTTGTTCCTGGATCTGCATAATATTCGGCCATAAAACTTGTATCTCTTTGCTCTAAATAGAATTGTTCTCCATCAGAATTAGTAAGTTGAGCATATCTAATTAATCTTAAATCTCCAGGTATAGTTACATATCGGTTACCTATAATTAAACTTGATGTTGCATAATGTCTATCTTGATCCGAATCAACTTCTCTATAAATTTTATTTTCTGCGTTTTGAATAAATCTATTTACAACAGAATCTGTAAAAACATTACTTCCTACTTCTGTGTATCCTCTAATATCTGTTTGTAAATCTGTTAAAGTGTATGCCATTATCCGTTTACTACCTCAAGTGTTACTGGTCCTGCTGAACAGTTATCTCCTCCACCTTGTACACTACCTGTTGTTGCATTACTAGTGCTTGTTATATAAAAATAATTTATTGGATTAGTTAAAGGATCTGATGTAGTTGCTCCCGTAACATTTCCTGATGAATCTATTTGACCTAAAGCAATTGTAAAACCATTAGCATTATTTAAATCACTTACATTATCAAAAGTTGGAATATTTGCGTAAGCTTGTAAATTTCTAGCATCAGCTCCACCTGATCCTGCAGAAGTTACTTGTGGTGCTCCTCTAAATCTTACAATGTCTCCAGCTTTTCTTTGATGATCTTCTGAATAAACATTTACATAAGTTGCTCCTCCATATTTGATACTTGTAAAAGGATTGGGATCTAACAAAATTAAACTTGCAACTGAAGCTGATTGTGGTCTTGGATTATACAAAGCTATTGGATCTGAACCAACAGGTTTTGGACTAATTTGTGGTTGCTTAGATTCAAACTCTGAATAATGAACTAAAGAACCATTCCATTCTCTAACCATTTCAGAATAAGGAAATCTCATTCCTGATCTATCAGAAATAGCATAAGCATATTTTCCGGCAGCGTAACTACCCATTATACTCCATCCCCATAAAATGTTTGTGGTGATATGAAACTAGATGTACCTTGATTGTCTGCATCAAGTGCTCTTAACATTTCACTTTCATAAATTCTCTCTAACTCTTGCGTTCTTTCAGGGGAAACTTTCATACTTAAATAGTATGCAAGTCCTGACATCATACAAGGATAAAATCTATTTACAACATCTGCTGTATTAGAATAGCCACCAACATCTTGTATCTTTGCTAAATAATAAAAACAAAATTGAAAACTACTTGGTGTTGATGTACTTGATACACTTGAACTTGGTGTTGTATATAAAAAAATACTTGGATTTAATTTTCTCTCTACATAATATTGTGAAGGAGTTCCTTTAGTTAATTTATTTGCCGTTTGTGAATATGCAGATCTATCTATTTTTGTAAGTGCTACATCTTGCGGTGCTGTTGGTGTTGAATTATTTCTATAATACGCTTCTAATACAGTACTAATATCTTGTGGAAAATTAGTTGAATCACTTGCAAAACTATATTCAGCTTGACCTTCTATTAATGGTACTTTTGCTAATTTTACTTTCCATAAATGTACACCTCTATTACCCCATTCTTGAAAAAGAATATTTAATGATCGTCTTGCAGATCTTAATTGATAACCTGTTCTTGTTCCTAATACTCCTGTTCTTTCATAAGCTTCCTCAATAATATCATCCATTTGAGGATCAAATTCAGTAGTGCCAGAAGTAGGTGCAATTGTTTGAGCAGCATTACCCATACCACTATGAACTGTACAATAATAAAATAATACAGGAGCGCCAGTAGTTCTAACTGGTGCAACATTAATTGTTGTATTTGATCCAGCTTGACCAGGAACGCCAGCAGTAGTTACACCTGTTGTATAAGGTGCTGCTGGTGAATTATTTGGATTTGTAGAAAATGCAAAATAGTGTGTATTATTACTACTATTAGAAGTATCAAAAATATATTTATTACCTTCTTGTAAATAAAGTACAGGAGCTAACTCTCCGTTAATATACCATCTATTACCGGTACCATATTGAGTAGTCCCCGTTGCTACGGTGACTGTGTAAGTAATTGTAGCCACAAGTTGCTCCTATTAGCCGCCAGTTATTGTTAAAGTAACACTTCCACCCGCACCTGCTAAATTATAAACAATTCCTGTATCAAAAAGAATTCCAGAACCTGGAACATAAACTTCTAGTCCTTCTGTTCCGAAATTATAAGTTGCTACTAAATTACCTGCTCCAGCTGCGCCTGCAGTTGCTACATTATGTAATTTTAAAACAGCATTTGCTATTCCTTTTCCTTGAATAGAAGTAATTCTAGCTCTACCTAGTCTGCCTAAAGCATCGGCACCTATTGTTGCTAATAAAACGGTTGTTTGATCACTTGAGTATGATGACATAATTTTTTCCTTTTTATTTTGTACTATGCTCCCGAAGGAGCATAGATTAATTTAGTTACTACGCAGTAATATTAATATTTTGTGCGTACATAATAGTAAATGTTCCAGCGCCTGCTGATGCATCATTGTTAGCTCCATTATAAATGAAAGCTACTTGCACATCAGATGTTCCAACGTCTAGCCAAGTTGCACAAAGTGCTGCTGCTCCTAATGCAAGAGAACCTGTTGCGCTAATATTAGCATCATTAACATAAAGATCAGAGTTACCTACAACTCCAATATCAAGTAAATCTGCACCACTATCATTAAATGCTGTTTCAACATTAATTTTAATATCTATTATTTGAGAGTTTGCCGGAATTACAGCAGTAGTATTTACGTCTGCTCCTTCATCTCCAAAAGCAAATTGAACTTGTTGAGACATAACAACAAAACCTGTGTTTTGCATGTTAGTTCCAGCTGTAGTGCCTGTTGTGTTTCTTATCGTTCCTGCTTTTATAGGACCCGAAAATGTAGTTGTTGCCATGTTATATTCCTCCTAGAATACATAAATATAGTCCTCTAGGGATGTCGACTATACGCGTCTATATTTATTTTTATTAT